GAATCAGCGGGGTCACAGTAACCGCAAATGCGCCCGACGAATTAGCCAACGACGCAATGGCGGTGTCGTAATCGGTGGACTGGTCAATCAGCGGAGCGCGGTCCTTGAAGACCCAAATGTAACCGTCGCCGAACAGCAGCTCGTAGCCCGACACGTCCGACACCTCGAATGGAATCAGTCGGCAGGCTGCTGAAGGGTCGCGGGACTCGATCAGGAACCGCGTTCCGGAGCGCCGGAACAAAGCGCCTTGCGGGCGGACGATCAGATTCTCGATGGTTTTCGCCCCGGCCGCGTAGAGGTTGACATCCACCCGACCCATTGCCAGCGGCGACACCTCACCCTTTGTCCAAGATGTCTGAACCGTGTTGGTGCGAGGCATATCAAATCACGGGGCCGGTTAAGCGAGAGTCCGTCCAGTCATTGGCCTCGAATTCCTCAGTCGAGTTTTCGGTGGCGTCCACGAACTTAGAGATGGGCAGGTGCCCCTTCTTGCCTTGGCCGCCCCACAGGTAGGTGTGTAGTTCATTTTTCTTCTGGTCGGAGGCGGTGATGAAATCGCAGAGATTGTAAGCTAAGTAGTGGGCCAGGACTTGATAGAACAGAACGTCCATCAAGGTGTAATCCGTCACATCGGCGACATAGCGCAGTTCCAGCGAATCGTTCTCGGCCAGGATTTGCCCACCCTCGATCTTCCAATTGGGGTCGCGGATGTTCTCGTCCACTTCTAGCACGCGCAAACAGTCCGATGGCAGGTTGTACAGGTAGGGATACGAGAACGCTGGGCTGCGACGAATGTTATCTGTGTCACCCGCGCTGTAGGTGCCCAAAATGTCCGAAGTCGTAACCCCGATGGCGGTCAATCTGACGACCGTTCCAGACGACACGCTCGCCACCTCCCATGTTCCGTTGGCGGCTGACGCGCCGGCCACGCCCCTGACCGTGACGTAGTTGCCGGCCACGAAGGTCGTGGCGGAATGCGTCACCTCGATCAGCTGCGACGAGACGAAAGTGACGTTGGAAACCGAGAAGTCTTGATAAGGAGTGAGCTTCTTGCGCTTGGTCGCAAAGTTCCACGGGTGCATCCGCAACAAAGCCTTCTTGCAGTCGTCGATATTGGCATTGCACGCCACGCCCTCGACCGTGGTGTCCGCAAGCGCGGTCAGGACGACCCGGCTGCCCAACAGCCGCAAGGCCAAGTTCACTGCATTCAAATCGCTCTGAGCCATAACTGTCTATAAAGAGAAAGGCCGGGATGGTCAACCACTACCACCCCGGCCCAACGCACCATGCAACCGAATCAATGAATCGGAACGAAGTGCCAAGCGGTCCGATTGTTGTTGAACAACCAAAACGAGCAGTTCGTCGCGGTGACCAAGGACGCCAGCGGCGTAACGTTCGTCGCCGTGGTGATGACGTAGGCACCGATTGGCAGTAGCTCCGCTGAGACGTTCCCATTGCAGTTGATGAGAAACGCCTGACGGGCGGACGTTGATGCCAGCGGCAGGTTGATGACGAAGTTCGTCAACGCGCCAACGCTCCGGAATGTCACCACGTTATTTGTCGCCCGCAATGTGTATGCCTCACCCTCGGCGGGGAGGTACATTGTGAAGTTCGCCCGTGGCCCGTCTTGGATGTAATCCGTGAGCCCAGCCACCCGGCGAGTCTCGGCGGCTTTCGGCGCCCGGCCCTTGTATTCCTGTGCGGAAAGAACCCCGCACAAGAGCGCCGCCGCTAACAAGCAAGTGAGGGAGAATTTCATACAGGCAAGAGGATGTCGCAGTAGCCTCGGATCACCTCGGTGGCAACGGTGCCGGTGCCGGTGGTGAGTGTGAGGTAAAGGTTTTTTTCCGCGACATAACCAAAGCTTAGCGCCTGGGTGATGCCGAAGGGAACCAGCGTGGTGCTCAACGCGGCAGCCGCCTTGAGAATTGCCACGTTATCAGACACGGACAATGCCGCGTCGATATAGCCGCTTTCGTCAGCGCCCTTCAAGCCAATTGCCGTGGTGGCAGAATTGGCCAGGGTCGCCGAGGCGATGTGAGTGCCTCCAAGGATGATCGCGCCCTTGGGGATGAAGCCGATGAGGATGTCCTCGCCGGTCGTCTGGGACGCCAGCGTAACCTCGAAGTAGATCGTGCGCTTCTCAACGCCGCCAGACCGTGCGGGCACGGTAGCAGGCGCGAGATAGGCAGTGGGATCGTTTTCGAAGTTGTTCTCGGCTTGGATCTTGTCCTCGTAGCTGTTAATGTTGGTGATAGCCATAATTTTGTCAGTTTAGAGCCACTGTTGGCCCAGTTTAATTCGATAGATTAGTGAGTGGTGAACGCCGTACTTCTTTGCGATTCTTGGCCCGCTCCAGCCCTGTGAGAGCAGCCTGCGAATTTCTGCAACCTTCGCGATGTTGAGCTTGTTGTTATCGCGATTGCGATTGTTCTGGCGACTCGTGACCCAGTGACAATTCCCCGGGCTGTAGCCTTTGGAATTGTCCTTCCGGTCAATCTGTAAGTGTAATTGCCAGCCGTTCGCTGTTGCCCACTGATAGAACGCGGTGAAGGCTTTCCAGTCTTCGCAGACTGATATACCCCTCCCGCCGTAGCGAGAAAACCCGTGAGACGTTGGATCGCAGCACCTCCGGACCATGTGTTTCCAGCAGATGTACAACTTGCCACGCGGGGTTTTTCGGTGCGCACGCATGTATTCGGTTTTGGATGCTTTAGGCATCCACCAACCGTTTCATGCGAGGCTAAGCAGTGCAACATAGAAGTGCGACCAATGATTTACTTCAGACTGATTCGTCGCACGCGATCGAAACGACCTTTTCCAGCCATGTCCGAGCGGCTCCGAAAGAGCCTTGGCACCACACTTGCCACGTGTAGTTGAGGTCCGCGCGCTGGTCCATCTTGACCTGCATTTCGTCGGCCATGCCGACAATGATCGCCGACTGCGGATAGGCCAGGCAGGTCCGAATGTTGGAGCTTACGGTGAGTAACTGCGTGCGCACGAAGTTGAATCCCATGAACTGGCTCACGGTGCCGGCGGCCAATGCTTTCACGGTGTTGTAATCTGCGTTCGTGACTTCAGTGGTCCGCAAGAGCGCATCCAGCTGGGACTGGGTGACGACCAAGGTCAGCGCCTCGCCGTCCATGATGGACTCAGCCACGCCAAACTTGGACTTGGCCTGAATCAGCTTCTCAATGGTCAGGTTGGAGTTGGCCGCAATTGAGCCCGGCGCAACGGCGTCCACGGCCACGCCGTAAGTTGCCGCCGTGTAGGTCTCGGCAGTGGTGCCCAACTTGCCCGTGTAGGTCGTGCCGGTTGCAGCCGCGATGATAACACGGTCCAGCTCCCGGCCCAGGGCATGGGCCTGGGTCTGAGCGTAGGCGTTGCGGGGGTCTGACAGCTTCATCCGAAGCTTGTCCTCGTTGTCGAACGCCAGGGCGTCCGGCCGGTAGTCGTCGGTGAGCACCGCGATCCTGGAGTGGTCGGCATCGTTCAGGATGGTCGCGCCGTGGCGGACAGTCCTGCGGGTGACGTTGACCGTGCCGATGCGATCATACATCTCGCGCTCGGTGTTCTGGGGACGGACGGTGACAGTGTTGCGGAGGCGACTGCCGTGCTGTTGGAACTTTACCTCAAAGTCGTTTTGATAGCCGTTTTTAAAGGCTGTATCGATAGGCATACGAAAGATTTTCCCATAAAGGGTTTTCTATCGGCTGCCTTATCCTCGCGGGGGCATCCTGCGAACACGCTCGCTGGACGGTCGGGGTTACCCGGCTATCAAGTGGGTCTTTCGATTGTCCACTGACGGACCTTTAACGTTAACCGTCCGGCTTGTCAACGGACTTCCGTCGCCGGTTCGCCGGGTGCGGTGCGCCTTGCGTGAGCTGCGGACCGGGTTCGGGCTCGATGGCGACGACTGGCTTGTTCGCCTCGTAGCTCCCGCACCCGTCCACGGCGCGGGTTATGGGGAACATACGATAGCCGCCGCCGACGGACGCCACGGGGATCGGCGGGTTTGCGCGACACTCGCCGGCAGCATCAGCTTCGGTGGTTCCATTCCAGGCATGACCCTTGTCGGTCAGGAAGTGCCCCTTGCGGTTCCAGAACCTACACGTCGCGCAGTTCATGCCGGGTAAGCTTTCGCGTGCAGTTCCGTCCACTCGCGGTGTTCGGCCGATCGCGGGTCGGCGTACTTGGATTCCAAAGTGGAATCAGCGATGCGCGCGGCCTTAATCTCGCTGATTCGTTTCTGCGCGGCTTCCGGACCCGAGTCCGCGTTGAGCCCGCCCTGTTTGCCCGAGGTGTCTTCCATGAGCTTCTCACCTAGGGACACCAGCGTCTTGAACATCGCGGGGTCGTTTCCGAAGCCCGCCTTTTCCAATTGCTCGGCGAAGTCTTTCCCGCCAAGGGCTAGCACAGACTTAACGAGCCCTGCCTTGGCTGGATACTTGTCGCCGTATTCGGTTTTGAGCGCGGTCACCGCCGCCTCGGAGGTGGCCCTGCGCTGCGTCTCTTGCAGCTCGGCGCCGGTCACAACGTTTGGCAGGTACCAGTCATTGAGCAGCCCCTTAGCCTGACGTGGGGTCAGTCCAAGTTCGTGGAACCGTTTCATTGCTCCGTCCAGGACCGCCTTATCAACGCCGGACTTTGTGACCATGGCCTCGTCAATAGCGGGATACTTGTCGGGCGCCTCGGGAACCCCAATGGTCTTGTTCCATTCCGTCCACTGCTCGGGTTTCCAGGCATCGCTCGGCAGGTCGTAAGCCTTCTTGCCGATCAGGGCGCGACTCTCGCGGTAGGACTTCGCCAGAACAGGCAGAACGTCCTCGGGCTTCTCGCCCTTGAAAGACATCAGCGTTGGGTCGGTCTTCAGATCGTCAGGCAGTGATGCCATCCAACCAGGTGCGGCTGGTGCGGTGGTAGGTGCTGGAGGTGTGGTTGTTTCACTCATGGTTTTATGATGATGTTTCTGCCAAGGTAAAATCCGACATATCCGCCTAGTATCGCCGTAATTTCATTGAAGTCGTGCGCCGTGACATCGGTTGCGTGGTGCCACGCAAGTATTTCACGCTCGCTCAGCACGATTGTGCCACCGCGCCTGGATGTGGTTAACACCCACGCCGAAAATGACATTCTCTTTTGTGGTGGTGGTGGCTCTAGCTGTAATTGCTCCTTCGGTCTCAGGCCGAAGATTTGTCGCATGGTCATGGTGATTCCGGTTGATGTTCTCTGGCTATTGCGTCGTGGATGTCCTTATCGGACCCGTAAACTTTTTGGAGGATTTGCACAGTGGCCCGCTGCATGCCGAAGTTAATCAGCGTGGCGTCTCGGTCCCCGGCAATCGGGTCAGCAATTATGTGCTTACGAATAAGGTCGGTGAGCACTTGCTGGCCTGGAGGCGAAAGCAACGCATCCCGGTAGCATCTCCGGATTCGCAAGAGCTTTTGCAGACGATCGTTCACAGCAGTCCACCAGCCTCGTTAGCCTTCGATAGATCCAAGGCGGTCTTGCCTAACTTTGGTGCGGCCTCGACCAGCTGTTGCATTTGCTGGGCCTGGGCCTTGGCCGTGCGGATCTCAATGATTTCATCAGGGCTTCGGATGCCCTTGCGCGGGACACCCATTAGCGTGGCCATGTTCTGAGCAATGTAATCGACATTGAGGGCATCCATTACATCGGGCGCGGCCGGTTGTAGAATGGCCAAATTCTGGATGAGTCGATTGTAAGCGACGATATTCGTGGCGGCCTGGGCGCGAGCGGCGGCGCTGACGTAGTCCACTTCAATGATTTTGTTGTGGAGAATTGGCGGCATCGGCGGCAAGTGCCCCGCCCGGTTCTTCAGCACAAACGACCGCTGGATGCAGGGCACAATAGCCTCAGTCTGCAAACGACCTAACATGGGCGACATCATGCGCAGTTGCTGCTCGACTAGCTCGGAAATCTCCAACGCGGTCTGCCGCTCTTTCTTGGGCATTAGCTTAACCCAGTCCGCGTAGAAGCATCGGCGGATCTGTTCCCGCTTTTGCTCGGACATCTCCATTCCGATAGGCAGGTTCCCCTTGTGCTCTAAGGCGTAGACGGAATTCGCCATGTCCGTCACCCCGCTCTCTGCGTAATTGATGGCGCCAGGCGATGTCTTGAAGCGCCCAAGGAATCCGTCATGCGGCAGAATCAACGGCGGGTCCACGGCTTTCTGCGCGGCCTTGATGATGGTGAACTCCATTCGGTTCAGCATCTTGATTTCCGGCAGGCAGTTAATAGCCGGCCCGCGTCCGTAAACCTCCTCGTCGGACTTCGACCACCGGCCGACGTGGTAGGGGAACGTCGAGTAGCCGCCTTCGTTGAGTAGTGCCTTTTTCTCGACCATCACCCAGCACGAAGCGAACGCCATGTTGCCACGGTCTTGGCGCGTGGGCTTCCGGTCGCGGCGTGGATAGACCCCGTGGATCACGTCGGTCTTACGGTGGGGTTTTTCCAGGTCTTTGTCTTTACCGTCCCAGGTGGCTTCGGGCCACTTGTCCACAATCTGCTGAATCGACATCTCAAAGCGTCGATACATTTGATTGACCAGCCCGTTATGGTCTTCGTCGAAGTAAGCGGTCGCCAGCGGGCAGGCTTTGAAAATCAGGTGGCCATCGTCGTAGTTCCATTCCTGTGAAAGCATCAGCGTGCCAAAGGCCAGCTCCAGAAAGCATTCCTGAAGGCTGGAAACGAACATTGTGCGCGGGTCCAGGTATTCGGCGGCGATGATTTCCGAGACTTCGTCGAACCAAGCGGCAGCCTCGTAATCGTCGTTCAGCTCCCGATTCTGAGCGCCGGCCTTGATGCCGAAATTGCGCTCTGAGGGGTTCATTGAGAAGCTGTGAACCGCGTTGGCCAAGTCGATGTTCGACTGCATGGCCGTGCCGTCGTAGATGGCTTCTGTTCGCACGTCGCCGGGTGCGCGGATATTCT